TAAACAGGTTTGATAGATAACTTTTCACACATTTTTTCAATGTATGGCAAAGTCCAAACACTGTATATATTCACAACACAATTTATTCTGTTAATATACTTCCTAGCTTTAATTAAATTTTTCATAAACTTATTTCTATCAAAGCCAGTACGAGAATATTCTACAGCGCTTCCCCAGCCATCACAGCTAGCTTCCACGAGTACCATGTAAAATTTAGACCAGAGTGAGAGTAAATCTACGTTTTTGTAAGTAAGATTTGAAAGATTCGAAGAGTAACCTAGTATTAGATTGTGAGCATCATTCTCTAAAAGATACGTAAGAAGTTTATAATTAGCATCAGTGATTAAAGGCTCACCTCCAGAAATATTTAAGAATTTAAGTTGATTTGCTTTAGCAAGTTTTACAATAAAGGGAAGTAAGTTTGGATCATAATCAAACACGTCTTTTTGCGTTTTATAATCGTGCTTGAAATAGTTGTGTTTTCTATTTTCAATTTCCCAACTAGAGGAAAATTTAGGGTTACACATTCGACACTTAAAGTTGCACACATTATTAAGTTAAAAATAGTTGTTTACTCCGTTACCCATGAAAAACCTATTGGAAGGCATAACACAACAAGGAGTAACATTCCCGTCTTCTTCAATATGTAGTTCGTTAAAGGGTCGTGAGCAGAAGTTAGATGTCATTGAAAATACTTAAAAAGTTTTTAGCATGTGGTAATTTAGAGAAAATCTTACTGTTGTGGTCTAGAATAGGTTGCAACGCTTTTACCTTTTGAAATGCTTCTTCAAAAGATTGAGAACAAAATTTAACCAGTTGTTCCGTAGTAGCATAAACTCTATCTTCATAACTACTAATCATATCATATGATTCATCAAATAACAAGTCAAAAGTCTTAAATTTATAGTATTTTTTAAGATACTGAAGAGTGCCTCTATTTCCGTTCAAAAGAAAAGGCCTACCAAGAGCTAGATTAGCAAAGGTCTTTTCAGTTACGTATATTTCGTTATTCGCAATTGCGCTTGATTCATTTGCATAATTTATAAGTCCTTTACTCCAAATATCGTAACACTCTTCTGATTGAAGATATGCATTCACATCTAAGTTAGATCTTGTATTTAACTTTCTAGTCTCAGAACAATCAGAAAGAACTTGTTCAAAATTTGATAAAGTATTCTTTAAATCTTCTATAACATTATTACCAAAATCTTTCTTCTGATGAAGTCCCCAAAAAGAATATTCAGCTTTTTCCAATAAATCATTCTTCTTAAGTAAGTGATATGCTAAAAATCTAGGAGCTGTAGGTCTATGTGAAAAAAATGTAAAATGTTTGTCAGCTAACTCTAAAGATTTTTGTGGGATGTTAAATAATGTTTGAGGAGTTTTAAATACTAAATCATTCCAAGATAGATTACCTTTTTTTATAGAATTTAACGTCAGTATAGCACACTCGCAATATACATTTGATAATGAATCAAAAAAGGCTAAATTAAACTTTAAACCTTTATAAAGTTTATCAAGAGGATTTTGTGTCCACCACCAAACTCTATTTTGAAGATTATATTTTTCAACGTAATAAGTTAAAGACTGAACTATATGAGGTGTCAAGACTTGAATAAATCTGTGGGTAATAATTAGTTTTTTATGGGGATTTTTGCTAAAATACTCCCAATCAATATATTTTATATCTTCGATATCTAAACTGACATCGCAAGACAGTTCAACTTCGCATAAGTTTGAAGATTCATCAAAATAAAAAGGGATTCCTAACCTATAACAATAGTCATGGATTAGGGAACCCCTATCATCGAAGATAAAATATTTTCTGACTAACTCTGGAGGAGTTAAATTATGTATTCGCAGCTCTTCCATAATACAAAGCCCTAAACTCGTCCTTAGCATAAATACTTTCTACTTCTTTTTCGTATTCAGCTTTTAGTTCTGCTTGAGGTTCAAGAAAAGGATTCAGATGGATATTACGCAACCTCCTGTAAAAATTCTTGAAAGTAGGTCCGTGCGGTTTACAACGAAAGTTATTCAGACGATATGAATAGTACTGTAGAGCATGCGCAATCTCATGCAAAAGAACCATTTCAAGTCTATGATACTTATTTCTAGAATAAAAGCCCCCAATCTCAGGATCATCGTCAAAAGACTTGTACTCAATTGAGCGATAGATAATGCCTTGAGGCTTAACTAAGCTGTGCATAGCCATGTTGATGCCAGGTCCGTCTGCGTACATACCGCCACGAGAGCATCTACGTTTTGGACTCCAATCAAGTTTTATAGCGGCAAGTTTGAAATCTGTGTAAATTTCTTCCCTGCATTGTTGTTCAACTTGTTTTATGAAGTCATTTGCATACTTATTTACTTCTACTTGGTCTGATAACTTAGTCATTTTCTAATACCCACATCAGTTCTTGAATTACTCTTGAATACCACATTTTATCGTAATCATCCCTTGCTAATTCCATGTCTCTCGAAAGCTGGTTGATACGAATCTCTATATATTCTTCTTTTGATTTTGTCCTACCTCGTCTCATGTCCTTCGCTTACCTGTTGCTGAATCGTTTGCCTCCTTAGTTGAAAGTACAACTAAGTTACCTTTATTGTATGCTTGACCTACGTGTACTCCTTGACCAGAGTATTTTTTCTTAGCACGAACGTAACCATTACCAACTAAGTCAGAAGTAGGAGCAACACGTTCAGTCTTATAACTAGGTATAGCTGAACGTGCTTTATGCTTCTGAGCTAGTTGATCAGGATGAACTCCACGTTTAAGGAGCCACCGGTCATGATCTTCTATCAGAGTTTGCTTACTTGGTTTATACTGCTTTGCCATATGCTAATTCAATAACCTCACGTTTTGGTGCACAATATATATTTTCTATTTCTTCTAGCGGTCTATTAAAGTTTTGTGATGCAATATTTGCGGCTAATTCATAATTCATTGAAGCGAATGCCTTGCAAGACACGATATCAGGAAAAGGATATCCAATGAATCCGTACATATCTTGTTTTTGATCACCTCCCACTAAAAGAAAAGCAACTACGATAACGTATTCCATAGATCTCTCCTTTCATTATTAATAGTAACAAAAAAGAGAGTACTTAGCAATTATATACTTAATTCCTTATAGTCTCTAAGTGGCTGTAAATAGCGTCCATCAATGTCAGGTTTCATCATTGCCGCGCAAATATTTCTTGCCCATGATACATTATCCCAATCATAATCACAGAATATAGCTACACGGTTTCCGTGGGGAGGATTTGTGTGATACATTGTAGGATCTTCAATCTGATAATAAAGCAAAGCATCTCCAACTATGTAATCAAACAAAGTAAAATCAATGTTAAAAGATTTATTAGGTTGAGCAAATAATGCTGCTAAGTAGAAAGACTGAGGCGTGTAATCATTACGTCTATATTCCCATACATGATTATTGTGCAGATTCCAAATAGCGTGCATTAGATCGTGGTCTCCTAACCTATCAATATCGCCCATTCTCAGCTGTGCTTCAATTATGTAATCACCGATTACTTCAAGATTCAAGCAACCAGTATACCCTTCCATGAATTCATCTACCCACGGTTCAACAAGTTCTAGCAAATCATCATCGTTATTTTCTAGTTCCCAAAAATCAAATGCTCCAAACTGAAGTTTTTCGCCTCGGAAGGTAAACATCTCTTTTATCTGACCATCTAACAGTATTAGATCTAAGGAGTAATGCTCACCGAAATGGTATGGCGACCAAAACAGTCCTGGATTAGTTACTTTTTTATAATCTTCAAGATTGTGTACAACTCTTGCATCAATACTGCCGCCAAACAAGTTAAAAACAGGTTTGACGACTACTGGAAACTGATCAGGAATAGTGGGCACTAATCCACAAGACAAGCCTTGTGATTCAGCAATCTCAAGTTTGTTATATACCCATCTATGAAAGCTGTAATGTTTCCAAGCCACATCATCTGTCGTAGGTATAAGTACGCCATCATCTCTAACATTTTCACCGTAGAGATGGTATAATTTTTCAACAGGGTTGTAAGAATCCCAAGACATATTAACTCCTTTTGTAAGTAAAACTTCTGTCTTTGTTCAATGAATAAAAATGTAAGTAAACCTCATCAGAGGTGAATAAAGACGAATCATCCCCATAATAAGTATCAAATCTAGATTGAGAAAAAGTAGTAAACTTGTGACAAGGTGCAGGTTTAGATTTAAGAAACTGACCCAGCCTTGCTTTAAACAAAACACCAACAAAGATGTCACAAATTAGTTTATCATCTAACGCAACAAAGTAATGCCCAACTTCATCGGTATAAGCATTACAGATTCTTACTTTCTCAAACTCAGGTCTACAATAGTGAGCGATAGTAAAAGAACTAGACTCACAATCAATAGTAGACCACTTGTACTCTGTTAAAGTTTCTAAAAAGTTAATTTTGGATAGCAGGTGACCAGAAAGTTGTTCTTCCATCATTTAACTTTAATCTTTCTACAGGATTGCCGTATATATCTTCTTTTTGATTATACACCATGACTCTTCCCCCACGAGCCTCAACCATCTCACTAGGATTTGAAGGAAAACGAGTATACTGACCATGATTATTGTAGAGATCAGAATAGTTTCGCAAGGTTGCTCCTCCAGATTCATAAGAGGCAGTTAATACTTTGCACACAGCGTAGTACAGTTTCTCTAACTCTTCGTCAGAGAAAGAACCCATTGTTCTACGCGGGTCAAGACCAGCTAGAAACAAAGACTCAGACTTGTATATATTGCCAACACCAGAAATCTGTCCTTGATCCATTAACCATTTTACTACAGTCCAAGTGGGCTTCCGTCTAGCAATTCGTAAAAAATCGACAAGAGTACAAGGGTTATTAAGCATATCAGGTCCAATGGAGTTAAGTTTTCTTTCGTGATCCGAATTTTCAAATACAAACTTAACAGTCCCAAAGTTACGCTGATCGTTATAATAGATAGAAGAGTCATCATCAAAATAAAATCCTATCCGTGTATGCTTAGAAGGTTGAAGCTTAAAGTTACCAGACATACCTAGTGTTGTATACATATAGCAAATGGGAAGTAAATCTCCGAACTCCCACCAAATAAATTTGCCTTTGTTGTATACGCCTTTGACTGGAAGATGCTTCTCTTCCAGAGCAATATAAAAGTCTGCGAATCCAGTAGGCAACTGTTTAGTATACCTACCAGAAATAAAGTTGATATTGACTAAAGACTTACCTCGCACAGCCCGATCAAGTTGTCGAGTTGTGCGAGTGCATTCTGGACCCTCTGGCATCAGCGCATCTTTATCTGCATGCTACGAGGATAGCCCCAGTATTCATTAGCTGGAACTTTAATAAATCTTTCTTTAGTATTCTTTTTATCGGGATTTGGAATAGTAAGGATTACGTTTTTACCTGCCCGCCAAGCAGACATCTGATTGCGAAGTCTAGCATCAGAAGTTAAGTAATCTAAACGGACTGCCTTAAGAAGTGACCTGTTTACACAACGACGCTCACCTTTAGAAACTTGTGTAGCTCTTGATTTTTTCTTACCCATAATTATCTCCTAATTTTTATGATAAGTAATAATACATAAAAATATAGCAGTGAGCAATTAAACAATGACTTGGGATGATGATATAGTGGAATTAGTTTTCATTTCTAAGAAAGTAGAAATAAAACTTTGAGGCTCAAACATGTGCTCACACTTCGGACATTCAACAACGTCTAGAGGTTCAATCTTACCTTTTAAGAACCAAACTTCTTCTTCATTATTACACACAGGGCATGCAGTTCTAGCCCGGTATACAGACATTATCGTCTCCGTGCTTTTTCAATAGCTCTGGAGCCAAACCAGAAAGAGATAACAGCAGCAAAGATTGCTTTTGTTTCTTCATCCCATAATAGGGTGATTGCTTCAGAGAAGTCCGTACCTTTCTCTAATGCTTCCATTAGTAGTGTAATCTCAATAGTAGCGAACAAACCAAAGAACGCATAAGTGATAACAGGACGGACAGATTTTTGTAACCCTGATATAAAGCCAGACCCTTTGTTGATAGAGATATCATGTTCTACGAGTCTCGCGTGTTCTTTATCAGCCCCCATAGCTTCATGAAGACGTAAATCAAAATCCATGCCTTCTTTCTTGAGTTCTGCCATTAAACGCAGTTTGTCGAGTTCAAGTTTACGATCTTCTTTAGCAGCAAAGTGATCAGTAACAGCAGGGACTGCTGAAGATGCAAAACCTATTAAAGAACCAATTATAGAAAGCATTATGATTGTGCTCCGTTTGAATCATAAGAAGCAGAGCTAATAGCTGAATTTGTATATACCCAAGTATCTTCCTCTGCTGTGGTTGAAGAATCTAAATCTGATTGAATCTGAACAGCAACATTAGCGTCAAATCTAGCTTGTACCTGAAAATCTAAAAGAGATAATCCATGACCTCCGCCACTTTCATAACGAAAGCGAGTCAAATGTATATAATCACTAGATGGTTTTCTTTGAATGTAGCAATCAGCTGCCTTAAAACTACTATCATCATCTCTGGTATATACCATTACAGATTTTACATCGAAAGATGCATTTGAAAATACGTCAGACATACTATCTCCTTAAGTTCTCAACTCACCAGTTATAGAGTAAGAATTTACGCTTATGTTAGAATTAGAAATGGAAAAAGCAGCTCCTGTGGTTTTGGTAGCGGCATCAAAGGCAGCAGGCGCTACATTAGCGTCAAATCTAGCCTGTACTTCAAAGTCTTCTTTAACGAGTCCGTGCGATCCGCCTTCATTAAAATTGATGACATTAATAGAAGTATAAGTATCAGTCGGTAATCTTTGAACAAACACTTGTGCTCCTTTATAAGTGCTGTCTTTGTGGCCAAGCATTACAGATTTAATTTGCATGTGAGAATTTGAAAATACATCAGACATTATTTTTCCAATCATTAATTGTAGTTGACATAAGTATAGCTTAAAATTTTTTTGATAGCAAGGGGTTAATATATTTTAATCTTTGAATACTCAGTGTTAATAATTGTATTCACATTAGACAAACTTATGACAGTTCTGTCTCTTAAGTAATCTAAATCTTTGCTTGTCGGGTTTTTATCTTCATCACAGACATAACCTACTCTAAAAGGGTCTGAACCTTCTGTTAAAAATAATTCCTTTTTAGGCGCGTAAAGACCTTTTATAATACTCTTGTCGTCTGTAAACTGAAAACTTGTGTACCTATACTTATCTCCTTCATAAGCGTAAAAAACATCTACATCTCTACCACAAATACTAGATATATGTGTTTTTTGTTTTTTAAAAGTAAAATTCTTTTTTTGAGAATGTGTAGCCTTAGTGCTTCCAAAAACATCAGTCTTTTTCTTGAACGATGAGAGAAAGTTATCTAGATTTTCAAAACAAGACTCAGAAAAGCCTCTGTCTTTACATTTAAACAAGTGAGTAATTGTATTGTTGTAAAAAACAGACCAGTGAACACCAAAATACAAGTTGTTAGTGTATTGTAACCTTACGTTTATAAGGTAAAATTTACGATCACTAAAAAGTATTTGATCCTTTAAAGGTAAGTTTTTATCAAACAAATAAGTATAATTATCAGAGAATGAAGGGTCCAAGGTGCTTCCTTAAAAATCTATAAAACAACTCATCATGAATCTTATCAAAATCATTAAAAAGATGATAGGCATTTCTTTTTGCATTATCAAATACAGAATTGAGAGGTGTATCAAAGAATAAATTAGCCTGCTTTATAACAGATTCAATACGTTTCTCAATACTACTCAAAACATCATAAGAATCATCTAATCCAAAAGTGTGGAAGCCGTAATGATTTTTAAGAGTTGTTAGAGAAAATCTAGAACCAATCAGGAGTAAGGGAGTTTCTGACGCTAAACATTTCGTAGTCTTTTCGGTGAAAAATAGTTGGTCTTCAGCAGGGCACGTTTCACAAACTATTTCAAATAAAGAATATCTTTGTTTCTCATCAATTATTTGAGCAAGGTTTTGAAGTCTTACTATATCATTATCAAGTTCTAAATTAGCTATTTCATGTTTAGAATCATTTTGAAAAAAGCTAGTGTATCCCTTTGTTAACAAACTGGGTGTTTGAGATATTTGATTAAAAAATAATAGTCGATGATCATGAGGTTTGCGATTTAATGTGACAAAAAAGGTATCTCTTGCTTCTTTTGGTTTGTAATTTTGAGGACGAAACCGAAGCCAACTAAGAAAAGGTATTACAGGACATGGCATAAGTGTATTAGGATGCCCAATAAAAATAACAGGCTTATTCAGTGATTTAATCCAAGCTATTTTTTCATGTTCAAAATAAATAGGATCGGCAACATCGAATAATAAAATTAAATCGCCTTCTAAAGATATTTGTGAATATTGATTAAACCAAGTTAAATCGACTATTGAAACATTTTGCTGTTTTAATCTCTGTAACACAAACTCAACAGTTTGTTGAGTTATGATATTCATAGCACAGGGAGATACTTGGTTGGTTAAGTATTGATATTCCAATCTTTATAACTCCTGCCCCAGTTTAGGTAATTCTCAATTACATCAACAGTTCCTTTATCATTCAACACGATATCTTCTTGTGCAAAATGGAGGTTGCAAGATTCTTCAAGAAATTTATCGTAAATCTTATATCTTGCTTCTGATGAATCAGGGAGAGCATAAATACTTAACATGACAATATTATCTACAGTAGAGGATAAATACATAAGATTAGGTAAATGATCCAAATATTCATTTTCAAATTGATAGTCGTTAATAATTATTCCGTATTTTTCAGTGTATTCTTTCATAAAAGCTCTTTGTAGGTTTAAAGGAATATGTTTTGTGTATTCAGAATTCCATCCTGCGTAAGTTATAAAAGACTCGGCCTCATCATATATAAATTCTTTAGTAGAAGCACGCCAATCAAATAAAGTCCTAAAATATTGCCCAGGGTATTTCCTACCATAATTACCTCCCTTGAGCATTATGCGTAAATCCATACTAACTCTAGTGATATCAGTATCATTATTTACATTACCGTGTATAAGTTCTTGATTAAATAACCATGATTCTCCAGGCTCTAAGTCAATTGAATAAGAGTGTTTCTCTGAAAAATTATTGAAAAACACTTGATCCCATTGTTCTTCTATAACCCTTTTTGTAATTTCTCTAGAGACAGCAAGATTTAGCATATGCATCGTATTAGTGCCCCAACAACGAGTAAAAGGAGTCCAAACAGTACGCAGTCCTGTACCGTTTCCAACAAATATTCCTTGATGGTAACTAAGTAATCTTCCAACTTTTTCTTGTTGAGGAATAACTACTCGTAATGTTCCGAATCTTTGAATTAAAAATTCTTTGTCTGTCAGAGGTGATATGTTTTCAGAAAGAAAATTATCTAGCATCTCCATAAATTCAATGGTCGAGCAACCAGAAGAAACCCAATGCTGCAAAGCATTTAACTCACTGACATCTACTTCTTTGTGGATAGTTTCTAGAGAAGTTACATCGGGATACTTTTGTTGGATCCTATTTAAAGCCCATTGGGGAAAATTATACTTCTCTAGTGAGTAGTTGATTGATTCGCCTGTAAAATTTTCATACATGATTAATTTCATCCATTAGGTTTTGAACATTACTTTTGAGATTAAAATCCCATTTAGTATTTAAAAAATGTTGATAATTAAATTCATAAATTTCTCTGTATATATTAATTAATTTACAACAGTCTGTCAAGGACAACTGGCACATTTTTTTTACATTCTCGTACAATGCATTTAGTCTGTCGTAGTATATATGTTCAACATCATATGATTCGTCAAATAGATCAGAAAATGTTTGAAACCCGTATTTTCTCAGAAAACGTAATGAGAAGGGGGAACCGCAAAGTAAAAAAGGTTTTTTACATAATACTGGTTTTAGTGTTTTTTCAGTAATGAAGAGATTCTCTATATCAGTTTCAGCAACGACCTCAAAGCAAGATTTGGAACTTAAAAGTCTATGGGTATCCATATTTATTGTAGAATCACTTTTAGAAATTTTTTTATGGATAAAGTGTTTTGCATAACCATATTTGATATAGATATCTAAATCAAAGTCAATTCTTTGTCTAAGCTGATTAATTTCTAACTTATGCTCTTCTGGACTCTTTATTACGTTATTATCATAGGCTCTTTGATGACTAACAAAACCTTTATTAAACAATTTATTTTTATGTATTAAGTAATTGTTAAACCGTCTATTTAAATTATCTCTTCTGTTCAGGGTCAAAAAATGTTTTTCAGGCGATTGAGAGATAGGTATGTATTTATATTTTTGAAAGTGTGTGTAATTAAATAAACGGTTAAAATATACGAAACTACAAGAACTCTTAAAAGGTTTGTTAGTAACTGTAGTAGTGTAGCTGTAACCTATTTGATTAGAGTAAAAAGCTTTTCTAGGAATTGGCGCTAAAACAATCAATCTATCAAGTGAAATATTATTATTACTAAAAAAATCAGTAACATACTTTAATTCATTTTGATATAGGCTTTTCGCAAAAAAAGGGTCTCCTGAGTGGTCAAACACAAGAAACCCTTTGTTATTGAGTGTATGTAATAATTCACCTTCAGATATTCTATCAAATAAAGAAATATCGGTAGCAGTATCAGGTAACCACCATACGACTGGATGTGAAAAAGAAAGGTTCAAAGATTCATAAGAATCTACAAACCCCTGCATGACATCAGAGTATATAAATCTTATTGATCCTGCCATAGCTTAATGGTCTTATCAAGACCCTCTTCTAACCCGATCACAGGATACCAATCAAGTATTGTAGATACTTTATCGTGAGTAGAAGAAAGATAGAAAATTTCACCAGGTCTGTGAGGACGTGTATTCCAATTGATTGTACCATTCCAGTTAAGTTTACGAGCTATCAATTCAGCATAGTCTCTCATCTTAATGGGATTATTGGGTCCGATAGTGAAAGACTTAAGCGCTCTTGCTGCGCGAGGATTTCCTATAAGTCTAGTATAGAGTCGTAACAAGTCATCAATATGGATAAAATTTCTGTAAGGCTCTGCATATCCTAGATTTGCAGTTTGTGATTTTACCATTTGTGAGATGATAGATTCAGTCACAAAGTAGTTATTATCCCACCTACCATAACAGTTAGTAGTTCTCATAGCACAATAAGGTAAACCGTAAGCACGTTTAGCATATTCTAAATATCTCTCAACAGCTACTTTAGCAACAGCATACGGAGCATTGGCATTTTGAGGAGTTGTTGAATCAAAAGCAAAAGCTTCAGGTGGATGAATGTAATTGTGCTTCTTTACTAAGTCAGATACAGGTTGCCATCCATAAGTTTCCATAGTAGAAGCGAATAGGAACAATTCAAAGCCTGAAAGTTCTTTACAAGCTTCAATTAGGTTTACAGAACCTACATAGTTGATTTCGGAGAAGGTTGTTTGTTCATAAAATGAGGCCTCAACTTCGGTACGGGCTGCTAAATGAACAACAATGTTAGGTTGGTAAGCCAAAACTTCCTCACGAACTTTATCATAATCCCTTAAATCAGATTTTAAATGATATACTTCGTATTGAGAAAGTTTTGGTGTTAAGTATTTACCAATGAACCCACTCCCCCCAGTGAGTAATATTTTCATAGATACCTCGTTATTTTTTCTTTTTCTTAGCGTTGATGATAGCTTGCTGCAAGCCTTTTGGTAATTTTTTCTGAGCGGGTGTCAACATAGATGCAAAGTCTTGATGCTTTTTATTATGTTTTTTACCGCCCATCATAGGGTTTCCGTTTTTCTTATGCATTAGGATTTTCCTCTTCTTCCTAGATCAATCTTCTTGCCTTTGTGTTTACCAGTCTTCCTAGCTATTAAGCCTCGAGCTACTAGTCTAGCGCGATTAGTTGATCCTATAGATTTTCCTGCGCGATGTTTGCGCAGTAGTTCTGCGTAATTAATTTTTGGTTTCTTACGAGCCATAATTATCCCTCTACGAATTTAGTGATAATAAATTTGCCTGATGGATTATCATTCGTAATTTCTACTGTCTCTTCTTTACAGGAGTATCTTTCGCCAGCTTTTTTACCTACGTTACGTTCTATTGTGCGCTTTACTTTCAAGCACTCAGACAAGGTAAAATGAGGTGTCCATTCAATAGGTTCACCTCCTAAGTAGAGAAATAAAACAAAAAGTGTCTTAGTGACTTCCGTTGCCATTTTTTATCTCCAGCTGCGCATCTTTTAATTTTTCTATGGCATCTTCTAGATTATGAATACGTTTCTCATAAAATTCTAATGTTAGTTTTTGTTGCTGATCGAAAGGTGCTTTGCCTGTTTCTATTTCTGTTGTTAATTTTTCTAACTCACTAGCGAGATGTTCAATTAACATAAATTGTTCACTATCTGCTGGAAGAGAGCCCATCTCTCCCCGAGGCCATTTAATACGAAACTCTGTATTCTGTTCAAGATCTGATTGCATCATTGTCTGCTCAGTCTCAATTTGATTAAGGCGTTCAATAATACCAAAGTAAGCCCAAGTCGCAAGAGATGCTCCTGCAATCATTGTAATAATATTACGAAGCGGTAAAGCTAATTCAGTGCTATCATTTAACTTAGCAGGTTGATCAGACATTATCCTAGTACACCACCAGTTCCAATAGTATTATCAACGCCTTCAATGACGATCAAATCAAACACTCCTGCCATAGACATAGTTCCTCCGTCAAGGTCTAGGCCTCGTAGTTCAATGTCAGAACCTCCTGGAACTCTAATCGGAACTGGAAAGTTAGACTCAACTGAGTTTCTAAAAACTTCAACGACATTCTTAATTTGAAAAACTGAGTCAGTGATATTGTTGTCTCTAATAAAAAGTCCCGCTAATCCAGGGCTATTATCTTTACCGCAGCTTACATGGACTCTTGTGATATAGCCAGTAGCAGTTGAAGGAACTGTATAGGCAGCGTGCAAAGACTGATTATCATAGGCAGGATCAACTCTAACTTGTTCATTACTGTTTAAGGAGGCAGTAATAGTTCCAACAGACTTACCTGTAGATCCGGCAGTGAGCACTTCCATTCTAAAGATTCGCTTAAACAGTTGAGTAGTTGTTACATTATTTGTACCGTTCATGGTAATAGTTTCTTCTGCTATAACTAGATCATTATCACAGCCTACGATTCTAACTGTTCTAGCTCCTGTACCTGAAGAATTATCTTGTGCCTCATCTGATACAACAACAGCTGCAAATGCTGATGTAGGATAGACTATAGGTCCTCCTGAGAGAGTAATAAGCTCAAAACTTGCGCCTATAGAATCACTATAGCCAAACTTATTAATAAAATTGTGATTGGCTACATGACCACGAGCAATTTGTAGTCTAAAATCTTCGGTTCTACCTGTTGCTGTTTGTGACGGATTTTGAAATGCCATTAGGGTTTCCTTCTTCTTTTAAACGTGTTAACCATGGTAGGTTTGCCACCAGGATTGCCTGCGGCACGTTTACGCTGAACAGCGCTTCTAATTTGTGCTGGAGTCATGCTATTTGCTTTTGAGCGGGGGACACACTTTGGATATTTACCGCCATCACTTGCAGATTTTCTTCCACAAGGTTGCCATTTACCGTTCTTTTTCGGAGCGCCAATGTTAACCCAATCACCTTTTTTACCTTTGCCAAACCAAGCAGTAAGGCCGCCTCTAGGTTTAGCCATTATCTATATCCTCCGCCTCTTTGCTTGTAGGTTCTCACTAACCACCCATTAGCATACGCTGATGGATAAACGTTGAACTTTCTTTTAGCTTCAGCTTTAACTCTTGCGTAGAGTTTAGGATTCGTAGGCTTTGCGCCTTTTTTCTTAGCAGGTTTTTTTCTTGGTGCCATTTTCTTCTCCGTGTGAAAGAGTAATATACGAAAGTTCTTCTTGAGCTTTTGATAAACTCTTATCACAGTAATAATAATTATATAATTCTTCGTTAAAAAACCTATAAAACAAGTTAATTTTTAAATGTGTAGGAGGGTTTAAATTAGGGTATTTATAATTAGGTAGAACAATTCCTAAAGTTAAATCCCAAGTACTATATCCGTCAAATACAACCGAATGTGAACTACCATTTATTATAAAAACTTTATCTGATTTTCTCATAAACCAAGTTGCAACAATACCAGATACTAAAACACAACTTAAAAACTTTTTAGGGTCTGGGTTTCCAACTGAGGTAAAAAGTAACCTATACAACTCAGAAAATTCTTCGGAGTCAGGTTTTAAAATCATTTTACAAGATAAGTTCTGATCTGCTCTTTTTTAAAAGTAGGAAACTGATCCCGCCAATTATGTTCAGCATGCTGATTAGTACCTTTTAGTGCATGCTCTCGTCTATTAACTCCGTCATTTTTAAAGCCAACGCCCATTAACAAAACAGGTTCGCCTTCGATATTAAGAGTGTCACGAAGTACTTCGTAATTCATTACACAAGAACAGCAACCAGTTTCATAGCCTAGCAACGATGCACTAAGATTTACATACCCCGCTGCTAATCCAATAGCTGTATGCGCATCATTATTTACGATACGTAAGGCTTCAGGATCTTCACCTTTGTCTACTTCCATATGCATCTTGTTAGTAAGATGTGATTTCTTAGAAAATACTAACAACATGTTAGAAAGAATCTGAGGATTTGATAAACCCTTATATGCAGGGTCATCAGAATGAATATTAGTAGTCAACTCATAAATAGAATTGATAACATCTTGATTTAGTACTACGTGAAGATCATAAAAAGCAATATTTTGCTTTGAAGGACACTGCGTCGCTGCAGTGACAATGGTTTTTACGTCTTCAAGTGGAATGTCACGAGAAAGATCATAATTTCTTTGTGTATGTTGGCTTCTATGAATAGCCTTTACAATTTCTTTAGTTTCCCATTTAGAGCGAGCTTCTTTTGGGAACATTTCATTATTTAATTTTAACATTAGTAACTCCTAATTACCTTGCCTCTAAACGGAGTCTTTTCTGCACACCAATCTTCTGGGTGCATGTGTCTCGGACGTTTACCAGCAGGTTTTGATACCATTCTACCCATCGGAGTATAAAAAGCACACCACTCTTGTTTTCCTCTGCGTTTTACAGAGGAACTCATAGTAGTCCAAGCTTTAGTTCCGTTTGCGGTCTTTTTTAATTTACGTACAGCCATACATACATTATATAGACTGTGGGTATAGTGTCAATTAAAAATTATTTAAGCTTTAAGATCTCTGTGGTCGAACTATCTTCATAATCGTCTTTGAAGAAGTTACGAGTAACAGTCTCTTTACATACCTCACCGTGTTCATTGACATAGTAAGTTATTAACGATTGTTTAATTGCGGTAGAAGTAGACTCTTCAACTGCTGTTTTGAGTGGTCCTGGTTTCATGCTGCCCTCTTGAACTGGATGGTTTCGTTAGCAAATTCTTGCTCTTGTTTGATAAAATCGTAAAAACCTTGAACTGCGACTTCCTTGAACTTAGCTTCAATATCAAAGTCTGCATACTCAAGCATAGGCACATGATTAGCCATAAGATGCTCATCCCAGTAAGTTTCTGAATGAGCGTTTGGCTTCATCCAATATGCTTCGTTATCAGGATGGAAAGATTGTGACTTGTGAAAAAGAGGTCTTACGCCACGCCAAGATTTAACGGCTTCCTTGAAATAGTCTGAGTTCGCAGTGATGTGTACCACGTCACGCACTTTGCGGTTGACTGTTTTTTCTCCGAGATAGACTTTCTCTGTCTCAACCATTCTATGGCAGGCATAGTGGTGGGTGTCGAGTGTACAACGGATTGGGATAAGTTGCGCAAGTTCAAGTGTGTGGGCGATGTCATACCCATTGGGTTTATCTTCGTTCTCGACAGAGAGACATCCTTGTGCATAGTCTGAGAGATACGGGAAGTGTGCGGCAAATCGCTTAATACCATCAATGTGTTTTCCTCCGTAAAGTCCTTGAAGGTGAATATTCATAGAGAAATCTTCTGCAGGAAGTCCCATCATAGAACCATACAGTGCATGATACTCAAGATCTTCAATAGACTTTTCTACAACATCAGGCTTATTAGAAGCGAGAACAGTATACTGACCAGGATGCACAGACAGCCGAACAGAGTGTCGTTTGGCAAGGTCTCCAGCTTTAGCCAGAATTTCTTCAATCTCGTGCCAAATTTCTTTGTACCAGTCTGTAGTAAAGTCCAGAGTATAACAAGGAAACAGCTCGGAAGAAATTCTAAACGCCCGCAGATTGTAGGGTTGTGTAGGAAAGTATGTTTCAAGGATATCAACCAGCTTGTTGCAGTTTGATAGAGCTTTTTGTTGTACACGTTCCTTGCCTCCTTCTTTCAAAGCGTAGGTTTTAGTAGTTGTGCCAAAGTTGTATCGTTTAGCTAGCTTTGTGTCATGCCATTGGCAACACTGAGCAATCCGCCAGTCTTGTTGTTTTTGATTGAAATATTCCATAGATTCTCCGTTAGTTTCTTATATTATATTGTAAGGTTAACTAATGATCAATCTATAATTACTTTTTCTTCCAGGCTTCTACACCAAAGAAAGCACCTACCAATGCTGATATAGCAACAAAGTAAGTAGGAGCGATGTCAGCTATGAGTTGGGCTGCTGTATTATACCCTAACATAGCAGTTACTAAAATACCTGAAGGATAAAATAACATCCCTAATAGAGCAAACCAAGCCATGCGGCGAATCTGGTCTTCTTTTTTATCTTCGTTATCAGCTTTCATCATCTCACGTTCTAGTCTAAATTCTTCATCAGTGACGATTCCATCACCATCTTTATCAAAGTGTTCATACTGTGATCCTTCTTCTAGTTTCTTATTCATCAGTATCTCCTTCTAAATCTTTCTTCTTGTATCTTTTTGATTTCTAAGTCAGTCTTATACAAAAAGTTTTCTAATTTATAATTCATTATAAGTTGATGTATTAATAAGCAGAAAAGAAATATTATACACCCGATTGAAGCATAACCTAAAATCATGAGTTAACTGTGTAGAAAATCCAACCAAAAGCAGCCAGCATGCCTGCTACAACTAAAACTAAGACTGTGCCTTGAGTAATCATTTCATTAAATTCTCTTTGCTTTCTGATTTTTTCCTTTTTAATAGCTTCAAGTCTAGCACGCTCTTCACGAATACGTCTAGATCTTTCATCAACTATAGTCTGCCAAGTGCCTGGACCAAACCGCATATCTATCATTGTGCGCATCTTTTGCATACTTTCTTGTGCAAGCTTTGCATCAATTATTTCTTGCGCTACTGATTTAATACCAAGTTGTTCACCCATGCCTACTCCCGCCTTTTTGGAGCGAGCTTTTTGACATTGTTCTTCGCCTACGAACATATTTTCTATCTGATCGCTTATTTGTTTTATATCATTTACTGTGTCTATGTTAGATTTTATAAAGTCAACAGATTGCTTAACTAACGCTATACCTGTTAACACTTCTGCCACTACCATGTCGTCTCCTTGGGGGCGAGCTATTGCTCAGAGATGTTTATAATATAACAAACTTTAAGGGTATTTACTATTTATTTTTTGTTGGAAGGGTTGACTAACTCAAAAGTCCCATCAGTATGTTCGACTATGGCAGTGCAGTGCTGAACCCAGTCTCCTGTGTTCATGTAGGGATTTTCAATCTTTGGGATATGCGTGTGGCCGCAAATAACAGCATCATATTTTTTAAAAGAAATATACTTTCGTAAGGCTAGTTCTGTTCTAGATTTTCTTACGTATCTAGCAGTAGATATTTCTTGTTCTTTTGCTTTCTCCGCCCAGTCAGTGAAATGAGCAAAGAAGTTTATAACTTTTTTTGGTATATGCATTAAAAAATCCCACTTATCTCCATGAACTACATATATAGTTCTTCCGTCAAGAGCTTTGTAGAGGTAGTGATCTGTTATCTGTGTATTTCCAAAATGAAAGTTATATTTGAAAAAAGGCCTGACAAATTCGTCATGATTACCAGGAATGTATATAACTTTTGATTTCTCTGAGATCTTAAGAATCTTGCGTAGAACTTCAGTCTGGCTATTAGCCCAGAAGTGACGTCTTTGGAGTGCCCACCCGTCTATAATATCACCTACTAAAAATAAGTTTTCACAAGTAAATGAGTCAAGGAACTCTAGGAGTTCCTTGCTCTTTGATTTTTTAGTACCTAAATGTAAGTCTGAAATAAATACAGATTGATACTTTGTTTTCATTTACTTGATTTCTGTCAGTTTAGGTAAATTAACCATTGCGTCCTTGTACTTAGCACGCTCTGCTTCTGACATTGGAATCATGCCTGCATCAGTGAGAATACCATCTTCACCCCAATGCTTTGTCCATTCTGCCATATATGCATCAAGACCAGGAATTACACCCACATGCTCATGCTTGATGTAAAACCACAATGCACGTGATACTGGATATGAACCATCTGCAATCGCTTCAAATGTTGGAGAAACGCCATCGATTGGAGCACCCATGATTGTATCTGTATTCTGGTCAAGATATGAGAAACCAAAGACACCGTATGCATCTTTATCCTCTTGTAGCTTCTGAACAATCAGATTGTCTTGTTCACCTGCTTCTACATAAGCACCGTCTGTACGCATTGTACGACACTTCTTACCTTTTTTGTCGCCA